TAACGAGAAACCGAAGGTAACCAAACATGAGCACCGTCATCGCGAGCCAAGTCCTGGCGAACGGACTCCGAACCGAGTTCTCGGATACGTACTCGGCATTTCAGAATCGCCAATCGAGCGGCAAACTCGGCGCTTTGATGGACACCGTCGGCGCGACGAACCGTCAGCACGAGTTCGCCTACTTCGAGGCGGCTCCGCACATGGAACACTGGCAGCGAGGGAACACGATCCCGACCGACGCCATGGGTTCTGTGCAGTTCTCCGTCCCGGTCTACAACTGGGCGCGGCGAATCCCGTGGCACAAGGACGACCGCAAAGACGATCAGACGCAGTCCCTGATGCAGCTCGCGCAGATGGCGGGCCAGTCGGCGGCGCTGCTAGAGGAGCGCATGTTCTTCGATCTGATCCAGGCGAGCACGAACACGCTGCCAGCGGTGCCGACCGCGCCCGATGGGGCTGCCATGTATGCCGGGACCGCAGGCGGCGCAGCCCGCTTCGGGGCCGCCAACGGGAACATTCTCACGAGTTCTGGTGTCGCCACGGTCCACGACATCCAAGCCGACTATTGGTCTGCCATCGAGCAGTTCATGGCCTTCCAGGACGGGAAGGGCCAGCCGCTTCTGTCGAGCGAACTGATCGACGGCCCGGTGACGATCATCCACGCTGCCGCCGACACGGAGCAGATGGAGATAGCCTTCCTGCAGAAGCGCCACGCCATGGGCCTCGACAACACGGGCGCGCGTGGTGGCACGGTGCTCGCAGCGGCGGCCGAGACGAACCTCGTCCACGACTCGTCGCGCAACGTGACGCTATGGGGATCGAGCCGCCTCACGACCGGAGACTGGTTCATCTTCCTGACGGGAGCGCCCAAGAAGCCAACGTTCCTTCTCGACCGAGAAGGCGTTCAAGAGTTCACGTCGCTCGAGGGCGACAACAACGGCGACCACACGCGCGACACTGGCGAAGAGTATGTCCAGTGGGAACGCCGCGCTGGTGCCGGTATCGCGCAGCCGTTCGCGACAATCAAGATCAACACAACCTAGCTGTCCGACTTCTGTCGCAGAGCCCTCGCGGGGCGTTGCCTGTGAGGCAGCGGCCCGTTTTCTTTTCGTAGACCATGAACCGGAGATGACCCGGATGGACACCGACATGAACCTCGCAGCCGAAACTATCGCGGACGCACCCGTCGAACCGAAGCCCAAGACGAAGCGGGCCAAGAAGCCCAAAGGGGCCAGCCTCCGCGCTGACATGTCGGGGCACGCTCCCGGCGTGCTGGAACAGCGCCGATACTGGGTCGGGATATTTCCGAACTGCCCAGTCGAGTGCATCGACGTCGCGGGAGTCAACTTCCCCAAGGTCAACGAGGACATCGTCGACAACCCGCTCAATCCGGGCGGCCCGAAGACGCGCGTCCCCGTCATCGGCACGATCACGTTTCTGAGCAAGGCACAGATCGCGCTACTCAACGAGCGCATCCCGCTTGTTGTCGTTCGGTTCCTCAACGGCGAGCAGGAAGAACATGGCACGGGCGAGAACAGGGGCGACGCGCACCTCCGTCGTCGCGGACACCTCATCACGATCCCGAACAAGAAACAGATGGCTAGCCCGCGCAACAAGAGGCGCTACATCCAACGTGGCGGCGACGAGCCAGCGGCCGACTTCATGTTCGCGCATCTGTGCGAGGACCAGGAGAACGGCAAGTGCGGCCAGATCTACCCGGAGTCGTTGGCTGAGACCGGTCTAGAGTGGACCGGATAGGAAGGTAATCAATGAGTGGCACGCCGACCGAGGCTGAGATCCAGACGCAGTGGAGGAACGCTGTCGATATTCTAGAGGAGACTAGAGGCTTCATCGACCTCACGCTGGCGGGGACCACTGGCAAGTTCGACGTGTTGCTTCAGTCCCTAGAGGGCGAACACACGCCGATGGATCTGCCCGATGCAACCATCAGGCTACGCAGCCTCGCCTCGGCGATGATCGACCAGAGCGTTGTGCTGAGTTTCATCGCGCCCTGCATTCGAGAGTATGCGCAACTGATGACGGCGCACGCGAGTAGCGGCTACGGAGCTTCCTATAGCAGTCTCGACGAACTGTTCTCCGCGTTGTACGAGTGGTTCGTCAAGAACTCGCTCAGCGTCAAGTCGCGCGACATTACTTTTGACGTATCAGCCACACTGGATGCGATCGTGAGCAATCGCGGGACCGGCACAATGGGTCGACTGACGGTCGACGCAGAAGGCTTCCCAATGGAGGCGTGTCACACAGAGCGGAAGATCTGGCGCTGCCGAGGCGACGTAAACACGGGCGTCAGGCAGGGTGCCGAGATCTTCGAACTGTCTGGCGAGCGTGCATCCTTCGACTCGGTGCTCTCCAAGGTGTCGGGCTGGGAAACTGCCGGGGGTGGCAGCGGTGAAGAGTCGAGCGTCCTGATTCGATCACGCCATGCCGGAACGGGCGAAGGCGGGTCGCTCTTGAACAATGGCAGCTTCTCGACCTACTCCGCGACGGCATCGCCGCAGTTCGCCGGATGGACAGAGGCCGCACTTCCAGCTACCGAGAACATCACGCAGGACACCACGAACTACTACCGCTCGCACCCAGGTGCATCGACGGATGGCTCGCTGAGGATGTGGGGCGGCTCGGGCACCATCACGCTGAAGCAGACAATCGAGAATATGCGAGTCAGTCGGCTCGATCCAAATACGCCTTACTTCCTGCGCGTGATGCTCAACAAGACGGAACACACGGCCGTGGGCGGCACGGTTACGCTTCGATGCGGTAGCGTGTCGGCGGCGACAACAATATCGGCCCTCGCCGCAAACTGGGCGGAGCTTCGCATCGGTGACGAAAGTCTTGCTGGCAGCGAAGTCGAGAAGGAGCAGTGGTTCCGCAACTTCAACGAAGGGTCGTTAGACGTCGAGATCGAGTGGAGCAGTCCAACTAGCGGTTCTCTGCTCGTGGACGACATGATCTTCTGCCCGTACGACCTAGTCGATGGCACCTATTGGGTGCTTCGACCGACAGCGACCACCTATGCCGCTTGGCTTGTCGACGACACTCTTGTCTTCACGGACACGGAGTTGACGGCGTCGACACGATCTCCTGGCAAGATCCAATATTGGCTCTTCCGCTCTGGACTCGGTTATCTACCGACCTCTGGATCTCCCACCTTCACGGACCCGTAGGCCATGACCGACCAATCGGATCTGTGGACGGCGGTGCAGCTCGACTACGTTGCTGCGGGGCTGATCTCGTTGACCAATGTGCACGACACGACTGCGACATCCGTCAACGATACGGTCGGCACGGCAGCCTCGTTGTCGGTGATCGAGCTATGGCCTGTGCTGGCACAGGAGGACTACGACGGCACAGACGCGGCGCATGTGCAGATCGCCGGGTTCGGGGTTATTGCCCTGCTCTGGCGACGTGGCGGCACGGCAACAGAGATCGAGAAGATCAAGTGGAGCGAGTTCGAGGAGCTCATGACCAGGCTAAAGCGGACCAACGCTCGAGCACGCCTGACTCCGACGTCGAACAGCAGCACGACGCAGTCGTCGGAGCAATCGTCAAGCGGTAGCAACATCCGACCGTGGTCCGATTCGGATAGCATGCCGATGGGCACTCTGCCGAGTTCCCGTTCGGCAACATGACCGATGGCGCGGGCGACCTTCAAGAAGGGCGCGAAGGTCCAGCGTCTAGAGGAGAACCTCGACAACCCGATGCGTGCGCTCCGACAGATCGGCGCGATCATCGTGGCCGAGTCGCAGCTTGCATTCCGCGAGCAGAAGCACGGCGATACCCCGTGGAGACCACGCGCGGTTCCTAACGTCTTCGGGATTATCGGCGACTTCCACGAGGGCAAGTCAAGGCCGCCGAGCCGTCGCTTTGAGGCGCGACCAGCCTTGCGTGATACCGGGCGGCTTGCCGCTTCGCTGTCGTGGAGGCTTGTGGGCAAGACTATCGTCGAGGCTGGCACCAACCTCAACTACGCTGCCGTGCACAT